GTTTTGTTTCCCCTATAGTTACACTTCCTCCTAAAGCCACTGCCGATCCGTTAATTGTAATTGATGAATTTGATAATTTTCCATTAGCAATAGAACCTGCTAGATCATCATTAGTTACAGATCCATCAGGTAATGTTAAAGTGTTATTTGCTAAATTTAAAGTAGTACCTGCTGGCAATGTTATGGTGTCGCCGTTTTCTCCTATTTGAAGAGCAGTACCTGATCCTTGTGGTATAATTTTATTTACTTCAAGTGTGCTCATAAGATAAATAAATTTCCTGTGACTGATAATGATCCAGTAATAGAAACAGGTCCTGCTAGAACTCCTGAGTCCATTGTTTGAACATCGCTTATTGTTGAATTATGTGTAGTAACGTAAGCTGTTGGATCCATAACAGGGGATGGCGCCCTCTTTGCTGGATATGTACAGAATACGTCTTTTGCACCTGCAGCAAAATCTACTTTGTTATCACTGTTAGTGCTTTCTAAAACTGTGTCTCTCGATAATGTATCAGGAGATGCATCAGTAACCGTACCAATACCTATTTCATAGGCAGTAGTACCTGACTGCATTGTAATACAATAATACGTTGTGTTTGTAGTGCCAATACCCGACACAAAAGATTGGAATCCATCGCTTGCTCCAGCAAGATTAACGGTCCCCGTACCTGTTGTTGTCGTGGTTTCCTTAACACGATCATTGATAATCAATGCCATGTTAGACCCCTACGATAATCTCAGTATCGCTGTACTCGTGCCTGGTGCTGGAAATTGAACAGTAAACGTGCCGTTGGTTGCTGTGTAATCAGCACCAAAAGCCAAAACACAAACTGCATCAGTTGTACCACTTCCACCATCAGTTTGGGTGTTGTAAATAATAGCGCCGTTTGCTGTGAAACTTGCTGATGTCCATGTAGGATCAGTAGACCAATCAACATATGCTGTTGATGCTGAGTTACTGCCTGTCACAGATTGACCTGCTAAAGTTTCTCCTCCTGCTGAGTAGCCTGTTCCACTTGTTTCGTTACTTGTTGAATAATCTTCTGTTGTCGCTCCTAAACTTGCACTTGATGTAAACAAGGCAATTTTAAAAGTATCTCCACCATTTGCAAAATCATGAAATCCTTTTAACAGATCTCTTTTAAAGGTATTGCATACCGCTTGATTTATAGCCATCTTTTATCTCCTTTATGGGTTTTGAGAAGGTAAAGGTAAACGAATAACACCGTCTTGGTATTCGTCTCTCCTTCTTCTTCCTTGTTGTTCTATTGCAAGTCGCTGTACCGCTTCTTGGTAACCTTTTTCGTATTGTGCAAGCAAATCATATGGTCCTTTAAGGTATTTAAAAGCCTCTACAAGACAAGCATATAATAAAACTTGTGGCGCATTATTACTAACCCAACTTGTTGTGTTAGTTGCGGAAAGCCCTGTTTCATTACGATTTAAAGCTAACTCTATCTTATAAGCGACATCTGGTGTTGGCGCAAGATATATTGTATTTTGATCCCACATTGCATAGTACTTTGGTTTCGCCTGAGTCGTTCTATTAGGCCAATATTCCGTCATATAGGATATATCTTTTTGAAGTAAATGAGTTCTTACATTGGCATCTGTCCCTACTGTAGGGTAAATAGCTGCCGTTCTTACAAAAGCCATTGTGCTTGGAGTAGCCCCTGGTAATGTTACAAATTCATTACCTATAGTTAAAGTAGTAAATTCATTTTTTCTATATACATCTAAATCTACTTCTCTAAAAATTCTAAGTTCAGCATTAATAATAAAATCATTAACTACCGTAGTAGTTAAAACATTACTATCGGTTTCTGTGTAACTTCTTATCTGGTCTACTACTTCTGCATATGTTGTCATGTTATACTCACTGTTACGGTTCCTGTTCTACTTAACATTTTAGTATCTTGGTTAGCTTGAGTAGAATCAGATAAAGGTGTCATTGTTCTTACTTGTACAGTTTCATAGGCTCCCGGCGCAGGAATCGGATTCCATTGCTGGATAGTTTGCATTTGTGTATCAAAACCATTTTGCCCTATTGCTGGAGAAACCCCATTACTGCCTCCATTTACCATGCTTGTAGAAGTAGGATCATCATTAATATAAATACCTCCGAGAGGAATAGTTACACTAACTACCTGTGGTTTAGCATGTTGTAAAGATTGTGCATCTGTTGGATGATTAGTTGGATTTAATAAAGGAGATTTAGGTTCCCATTCTGATTGATGAACCCATAAACCTGTCCATTCTTGAACCATTTCATTATAAGGATAAGCTTGACCATCTCTATCAGATATTCTTAATGCAAATTTTCCTGATGAATAACGGGCCATTTTAACTCCACCACTGTAAAGAAGTATTACCAGGCACAAAACGAGAACTAACATCTTCTCTGTTAGTATCTGCTGCTCTTCTAAATTCTTCTTCATATACCCCTTTTAATATAGATATTCTATCCGGAGCATATTTCATTGAAATATAATAAGCCAACCCTGCTGTTAAACAAGGAAGAAAAGAAAAAGGTATTTCATTATTATTAGTATAATCACCTGAGTCTTTCATTCTCAGCATCGCATAATAAACAACAGTATAAGCTACGTCAGCGGCTGGATATAAATATAATTTAGGATTAATAGTTTTTTCAAAATAATATTGAGTAGGTCTTCCACCAGAAGTTTTTACCGTGTAATTCAAATAAGTAGATCTACTTATAGGAGAACAGTTATATTCATTATTACTTGAATCACGAATAACCACATCTGTTATTTCTACAATTTGAGAGGCATCAGTAGCTGCTGCTCCATATAAAGCAGTTCCACTTAACTCAATAGTATTAGCAGCTAAAGCCGCAGTTTGTTTTTGTATTGTCCAAAGATTAAGTCCTCTATTAGACCATTCAGCCAATAAAAGATTTAATGATCTTCGAGCAGTTTTTAATTCATAACCACTTCGATCTTGGATTCCACATCGTTCAAAAGCCTCTTCAATAATTTCACTTATTGAAAGGTTAAAATCAGCAGTGCTTGCATATGTTGGCATTATCTATTGATCTTGCCTTTTTTACGAGCCTTACTTCCAAATTTACCATAAGATTCATCTCTACTTGCTTTTAATTGTTTTTTAGTTCTTTTCTTTTTAATACGCATAGCAATAGATTCATCTTTACGATCTTTATAACCTTGCTTCTTTTTCTTTTTAACCTTACCACCTTTTTTCATGCCAGCGGGACCACGGTCCATTAACATAGTAGGCATACGTTTTGATCTTTCATCAACACCATATCCTCTTGAATACATCATGTCACCTGTACGACCACCCATATTCATTTTCTTAACTTTTCCTCCGCCTCTCATTTTAGCAGTTTTCTTTTTACCCATCATGATAGACCTCCATTGATCTGTTTGTATTTATGTTCACGGGATACTACGACGTCTCGATAGTACTCGTCAGGCCATTGCTTATAATAACCTTGTTTTTTTAATTTATCAGAAGCTTGCTGTAATTGCGAGAACTTTTGTACTAGCATCATGGAATACTTAAGATTACTTTCTACCTTAGGAATCTCTCCTCCAGGAGCTACTAAAAATTCTTGATCTTCTGCCGTTGCAGGATTATTAGGATGAAAGCTCATAAAGTACATATCTTCCTTATTATAATAATCATTATATTCTTCTGTCACAAAATGTAAGTCATTGGAAGAGTAACTATAATAAGGATCACAAAAAATTAATATTTCAGATACAGAAAAATCAAGATTTTTAAGACAATTATTTAATTCTACTTTATATCTACTTCCTTTACTTTTAACAGATACCCACACTTTTTTATCTAACCATGCTTTTTTAGCAAACGGACATGCAGGCACTCCACCTAAATGAAGATTAGGTATTTCTAAATAATGTTTAGACCATAACCTAACATCATCTATTATTTCTTGTCTTAAGATAGTATTCCCACTACCCATAAAATAGTATAGCAAGTTAAAAATATAGATACAGGTTCCATTACTCGCCGTATTTATCTTCAATAATTTTATATATTTTCATGTTACCTTCTGCATCTGGTCTAAGCTCTGCTTTTACACGACCACACTCATAACGAATAACGTTTGCTCTGTTATCTGCTAAATTGCGTTCAGCTTCTCTTTTTGCTTTTAAACAATGTGATAAACCATCAGTTATCATATGCCCATCTAACGAGCCATTAACAAACATACATAAACTAAATACATACTCAATGACCATTTTTATTTTGCCTCACTTTATCTTTTAATGATTCAACATCTTCTTGTAACTTACTTACCTGATCTTTTAAAAAATTTATATTAACAGTATTACTCATCATAGACTCCATTTCCTTTTGTATAGACTCAACCTGTTCCGCCA